TGGGGTTCACAAGTTGATTTAGTTCTTCCATTAGATGAAAGATACGATTTTGACCTTGTCTTAGATGATGAAATGCATATAAATGCTGGATTAGATAAATTAGTTAAAATCAATTTCAGAAATGACCCATTTCAACAACACCCCCAAAGCTGAAGAAATCTTCAGAGAAAAAAAAGTAGTGAAAAACCCTATAAAATTTAAAATCCAACTAAATGAAGAACAAAAAGAAGCTAAACAGCTAATTTTAGATAACACTATAACGTTATTAGCGGGTCAAGCAGGATCAGGAAAAACTTTATTAGCGTGTCAAGTAGCTTTAGATGGTCTTTTAAGAAGGATATATGATAAAATCATTATTACCCGCCCCACAGTAAGTAAAGAAGAAATAGGATTCTTACCAGGGGATTTAAGGGAAAAAATGGATCCTTGGGTACAACCTATTTATCAAAATTTATATATGTTGTATGATAAAGCTAAAGTTGAAAAACTTATAGCGGATGGTAAGATAGAAATTGTTCCTGTATCATTTATGAGAGGTAGAACATTTTTAGATTCATGTGTTATTGTAGATGAGGCACAAAATGTAACCCACGATCAAATGGAAATGATTGCTACTCGTTTAGGTTTAAGATCTAAAATGATGGTGTGTGGGGATGCTCATCAAACAGACCTAAAGAAAAAATCAGACTCAGGATTTAAATATTTATATAAAGCTTCTAAAAAAGTAAAAAATCTTGAAGCTATAACCTTAAATTCCAACCACCGTAATGAAATTGTTGAAGATTTAAGAGATTATTATGTAGATAACCCAATTTATTGATATTTATATGAAAAACCATGTCTGCAGGAAGATACTCATTTACAATAGAACAGGGATCAACTTTAGATTTTGAATTAGCATATAAAGATTCAAATAACGATCCCATTAATTTAACAGGGCACCAAGGTAGAATGCAAATTCGCCCGGCTATTGGAGACTCTACTATTCACATTACATTATCAAGTAGTTTAGATGCCGATGGAACTGGTTTAAACTTTAGTGGATCTGATGGATTAAATCCACCTACTTCCGGTACTATAGGAATTTTCATATCAGCAGCTTCTTCATCATTATTAGACTTTGGAGAGGCAGTTTATGATTTAGAAATAGCAACAATTGATGCTAACCCCGTAGTTACAAGGTTATTAGAAGGAAAGGTTCAATTAAGCAAAAATGTAACATTAGGCAGCTTCTAATGGCTAATACTAGGCAAAATGTAGAATGTCGCCATATAGTAATTACAAATAACAGTTGCAACGAAAGTACAAATGTTACCCAAGAAATTACTAGTATTGTTGACGTAAATACTATAGGACCACAAGGTCCTATAGGTCCTCAAGGCATTCAAGGTGTTCCGGGTTCACTTACATCAGCATCTAGTTTAAATATTATAGGTTCCGTAACAGCCTCAGGTAATATAAGTGGAAGTGGACATTTAGTTATAAGTGGTATAACATCCTCAGGTCATTTAATACCTAGCGCAGATTCAACATATAATTTAGGTGAAGATAATCCTGAAAAAAGATGGGCAAGTATATATGCTGATGGTATAGCAGTATCAACAACAACTACGGGTAATATAAGATTACAAGGTGATTTATCAATCCTCAATAGGGCTCAAACCTCATATATACCTTTCTCAACAAGAGACATAACTGGAGATGAAACAGTAATGAACCTATCTAACATAGGAACATTAAGCGCAAATAGTACTGGATCTTTTGAACATTTAAAATTAGACTATGATAAAATACCTTCATCAAATCCCAATATTAAAGGTGTAATTTATAGAAATGGTTCAAACCAATTATTTATATCTGAAGGATAATGGGTCGTAACTCAATTAACATATCAGACCAACCAAACCAAATCATTCTACAAGATCAGAATGAAAAGGTTATTATTACAGATAATATTTGTAATAAGTCTGTTACTATTGAATTACCCCAAACAAACTTAATTGTCCAGGAAGAAAATACTAAAGTAGTAACCATAAATGAGGGTGCTTCAGGTAAACCTGGTACCTCAGGTACTTCGGGTTCGAGTGGCACCTCAGGTTCTTCAGGTACTAGTGGTTCTTCTGGTACTTCAGGTTCTTCGGGAACAAGTGGATCATCAGGTACTTCAGGTTCAAGCGGTACTTCAGGCACTTCAGGTTCAAGTGGTACAAGTGGATCATCAGGCACTTCAGGTTCTTCAGGAACATCAGGTTCTTCAGGAACTTCAGGCAGCTCAGGTACTAGTGGTTCTTCTGGTACTTCAGGTTCTTCAGGTACTAGTGGTTCTTCAGGCACCTCAGGTTCAAGTGGTACCTCAGGTTCTTCAGGTACATCAGGCTCTTCTGGAACATCAGGATCTAGTGGTTCTTCAGGCACTTCAGGTTCTTCAGGCACTTCAGGTTCTAGTGGTACTAGTGGAATTGATGGTGCGGATTTAATATTACCTAGTAAAACTTACTTATTTAGGGGAACTGGTGGTACACCTCCTTCTGGAGATTTTACATCAAATAGTACTACTCCAGGTAGTATAACTATTATTAGACTTCACATAACCGATAATGGGGGTACTTCTCATTTAACTTTTCTTGAAGATTTAGATGCCTTTGATAAAGGTATTATAAAAATAGTTAATGGAGGTAATATAGACCAATGGAATATTACAAGTGTAAATGTTGACATTAGTGAAACATTTTATAATTTAACAGTATCTTATGTAGAAGGAGACAATGCTTCTTATAGTATTGGAAGTTCCTCTAATGTAACTATAGTAATAGGAGATAATTTTGGTACATCTGGTACTTCAGGTAGCTCGGGCACTTCAGGTGTTGATGGAGCTACGGTTTCAAACCCAGAAGCATTTAGGGTTATAAGATCTACTGGAACCACATCAGGCTTATTAGCTGAAGAAAATTTAAGATTTACTGGATCTTTATTATCTATAACAGGCAGTGTACAAGCCCCTACAGGATCATTTGAACTTTTAGTAGCTAGGGGTCATATAATACCTGATGGTGATTTATTGTATAATTTAGGAGATGATAGTAATTATTTTAATACAGCTTCTATAGGTCATATTAGGACTTTTGATTCTACAATTGAATTTGTAAATGCTTCTACTAAGACTAAAGAAGCAACTTTAACAGCTACATCTGCAGGAATATCAGTAAAAGGCGCTTCAAATCAATTAACATCTATCTCAGGTTCAAATGGTAAATTTACAGGAAAACTAGCTGCGTCATCTTTTAGAGGACAAGTAAATGGGCAAAATGATGTAGTACTTATTACTACATCCTCTGCAACTCGATATAAAATCACTAGTGAAGGTATTCCTGTATTTACTGACTTACATCCAAATTCCAAAGTCCAACCTACTCCAATAGAAGGCGGAATGTACTATGGTAGTGGAAGTTTTTATTTGGGGATAGAATAATATAATATGTATAATAAAATTAATATAAAATGGCAGAGTGGAGAAAAGTAATAGTATCAGGATCCAGAGCAGAACTGGTGGATGCATCAGGATCATTTAGTGGTTCATTTTTTGGAGATGGTAGTGGCCTTTCAGGAGTAGCTGCCAGTTTCCCAACAACGTATATAGCCCCAGCAAATGCTACAAAAGTGTTTGTAAACGACGGAGCTAGTAAATTTACTACTGCTTCTGCTCTTGCTGATTATACACTTCAAAAAATAAGTGGGGATGCCACAGTTGCTGGTGGTACAGGAGTTTTAACAATTGCAAATAATGCAGTTGAATTGTCTATGATTGCTGAGGCAGCAACAGGATCTATCCTTAATACTATTGCAGGAGACGTCAATGTAGATACTGGAGGAGTTTCGACAATTCAAGCAACTTCCGTAGAGGGCACAATGTTAAATGCTAACGTTGCCGATACTAGCACAATTGAAGTATCAAGCAATACGTTATCTGTTCTCAAAGTACCAAATGCCTTAACAGCAGGAACTGGTTTATCTTCTAACAATGGTACTTTTGATGGTTCAGGAGCAGCTACATTAACTGTAGATTATGGTTCTTCAGCAGGTGATGCTGTAGAAGGTAATACTACAATTACTTTAACCCAAACTTCGGGTGAAATTGATATTACTGGAACAGCAGCTCAAGCATTAGGTGGTGGTCCTTCATATACTATTGGATTAGCAGATACTATTTCAGGTAACAGGACATTCTCAGGTAATGTTATCACAATTAATAAAGATCTTGTTGTTCAGGGTACTGCGTCTTTCCAAAGTACAAAAAATCTAGAAGTTGCTGACCAATTTATCTTGTTAAATTCTGGTTCTAGTACTGATAATTCTCCTGGTGGTTTTGTAGTTCAACAAAATGTTCAAGATAAAGGAGTATTATTTGGTTATGATGCAGCCGCATCCTCAAATGTAGGTAGATTTGGTGTTACAAGTAGTTTTGCTGCTAATTCCACTACTTTTACAGCCGATGCTTACGTCGCTATGGTGATTGATATAGATGCCTCTCAAACTGATATAGCTTTATATCAACAAAGAGGAAATATTAAAATTGATGCCTCCGACGATATTTTTATTTATGTTTAATATTTAATTAAAAAAGTTATGTCCTTATTAGATAAAATATCCCCACAAAAATCTACTCCCAATAGTTTGGAGAAACAAGAAATAGAATTTATATTAAATACTATTAAAGAATCTACTTTCAAAGGTAAAGATTTAGATATGCTTTACAAAGTAGTAGTTAAGTTACAAAACCAATACGTTAATATAAAATGAGTTATACAGTTGAAGAATTAAGTGTACTAAGAGAATCATTAAACCATATAAACATAAAAGGATCAGATGCTCAAAGAGTTGCTTCTTTACAAGCAAAATTAGAAACAAATATTTCCGACCTAAATAAAACAAAAACAAAGAGGATCACAAATAAGTGATCCTTTTTATGTATTTATACTAAATTGTTGGCCCGTAAGGGAAGTGGGCACCGCACTTTTGGTGTAGCCAACCACAATATAAAAAAGTATGCCTAACTGGAAAAAAGTAATAACTTCAGGCAGTAATGCCAATTTAAATTCTCTTTTAGTAGGAGAAATCACAGCCTCAGGTAATATCAGTGGATCACTTACGGGTTCATTTAAACACCTTAAAACTACAACAATTGAAGGTAATTCACCTCTTACTATTAAAAATGTAACTGAATTAACATTTCTTAGTTCATCTATACAATTTGCCAATGATTCTAATCTTTTTGGTAATCCTGTATTTCATGGCGACATAAACATTTATAGTGGATCAGCAATGCTTGATGAAGTTGATCAAGTTATTTTTAGATCCACTAATGACTCTCAACCGGCAAATGGTCGCCTTCAAATGGGTGATGCATCAACTCCCCTTGATATAAGAGGTAAAACTACTAATTTATCTGGTTCTATTTTTATAGACACTACACTTGTTAGAAATATTACGGGATCAACAGTCTCAGATGGAGCAACTATATTCGATTTTGGGGATTATGATGCGGTTCATGCTGAATATAAAATTAAAAATGGTTCTAACCTTAGAACAGGAACTGTTATAGGATGTTTTGATGGATCATCCGTAGACTTTACGGAAACCTCAATCCACGGTATAGGAGATACTTCAGATGCATCTTTTAGATTTATAAATGATGGCAGACTTGTATTAGATACATCTGGAATTTACACATTTAATGTTATAGCTAAAGCTTTATAAATTTTTTAATATTTATAAACAAACAACATGGCAAATACTCCAATCTGGCCCGGCTCTAGTTCATTTTTCCCAGGAGATACACCTTTTGGGTTTTACGATAATGATATAGATTTTCAAAGTGATGCTGATAAAGTAGCAGTATTTTGTGCTAGACGCTTGGGATTTCCTCTAACTGATATAGAATTACAGGATATTAGTTTCTATGCAGCTTTTGAAGAAGCAGTAACAACTTATGGTAATGAAGTGTATGCTTTTAAAGCAAGCGAAAATTATCTTTCATTAGAAGGATCTCCTACAGGGTCTGATTTAAATTATAAACTTCAAAGACCTAATTTAGGTGCAGTTGTTCGTATTGCCGAACAGTATGGTGAAGAAGCAGGTGTTGGGGGAACCGTTGATTGGAGAACAGGCAGTTTAGATTTAACTAAAGGCAAACAAGTATATGATCTAAATGATTGGGCAGTTTCTCAGAGTATAAATAATGGGGACCTAGAAATTAAAGAAATATTATACCAGGCACCTCCTGCAGTTGTTAGATATTTTGACCCCTATGCTGGTACAGGTACGGACGTTCAAGGGTTACTTGATGCTTTTGGATTTGGTAACTATACCCCAGGTATTAATTTCTTATTAATGCCTATTAATTATGACTTATCTAAAATTCAAGCTATTAATTTTAATGATATGATTAGAAAATCTAATTATAGTTTTGAATTAATTAATAATAAGTTAAGACTTTTTCCCATACCTATTAAAAATTATACATTACATTTTAAATATATTTTAAAATCTGATAGAAATAGAGCAACTGTAAGTGGTAGTTTAGGGACAGGTGTTGTAACAGACATATCTACTGTGCCCTATGATAATCCTACTTATGAATATATTAACTCTATTGGTAGACAATGGGTTTTTGAATACACCTTAGCTTTAGCTAAAGAAATGTTAGGTTATATTAGAGGTAAATATGGCACAGTCCCTATCCCAGGATCGGAAGTTACACTAAACCAAGCAGATCTTATTACAGCAGCTACATCAGAAAAAACTGCGTTGTTAGAAAGATTAAGATCATATCTGGATGAAACTTCCCGTAATAAATTATTAGAAAAAAAAGCAGCAAATTCTGAATTTGTGCAAAAAGACTTAAGCTCAGTACCTTACACTATTTATATTGGCTAATGGCACTATTTGGAAGACAACGTGATATAGATCTATTTACAACAATTAATAGAGAATTGTTAGGGGATGTTATTACCCAACAATGTGCATTTTACAAATTTGCTTTAGAAAAAACTTCAGTAAATATATATGGTGAAGCAGCTGATGGGGCTTTTTACGATGGTCCTACATTATTTAACTGCCTAATAGAAAGATCAGACCAAGAATTCCCAGAAAGTGACTTAGGTATAGATTTTAATTGGGGAATTACCTTTAAATTTTTACGTGAAGATTTAAAAGATGCTAATGTAGTACCTCAAGTAGGTGATATTATTTTATATTACAATGGTTATTATGAAGTTGAATCAACTAATGCTAACCAGTATATCTTAGGTAAGAACCCAGACTATCCTTACAATACTAATCCTCTTAATCCTGGATTAGAACAATTTGGTGCTAATTACTCAATTATTTGTAACACGGTTTACGTTCCTGGTGATAAACCCGGTATAACTAGAGAAAGACTATAATGGCAACTAAAGGAAGAATACCGATACCAAAAACTCAAGCTGAAATAGCTAATGGGTTTGTTGAACCTTTTGATACTCAGAGAGGTAATCCCAACCAGTCTCGGGATTTAAATAGAGGAGATAAAACCTCTTATAGAGATGATACTACTAAACCTTTTTCTATAGGAATTAAAGATATAGATGAATCTATTGTTTTTTATTTTAAAAATGTTATTAAACCTTTTGTAGTCCAAAATGGTCAACGTATTGAAGTTCCTGTAATGTATGGTGCCCCCGAAAGGTGGAAATCAATACAACGTGATGGGTTTATAAGAGATGATAAAGGTGCTCTTATGGCCCCCATGATTATGTTTAAACGTAATACCTTATCCCCTGTAAGGGGGATGTATAATAAAATAGACGCTAATAGACCTGTCAATATAGCTTACACTCAGACAGCATACAATAAACAAAATGCATATGATAAGTTTAATATTTTAAACAATAGAAAACCTATTAAAGAATTCCACACTGTTGTAGTCCCAGATTATGTAACTATGACTTATAGTTGTATAATTTACACTTACTACGTAGAACAACTTAATAAAATAGTTGAATCTATTAATTATGCTGCTAACTCTTACTGGGGTAATCCTGATAGGTTTAAATTTAAAGCTAATATAGATAGTTTTACTACTATTACGGAACTTACTGCGGGAAATGATAGAACAGTAAGAGCTAATTTTGACATAAATCTTAATGGATATATTATACCAGATATCCCACAAAAAGATCTTACAGTAGATAAAAAAAGATTTAGTAAGGGTCAAGTTGTAATACAACAAGAAACAGTTTCTAATTTTGATCAATTAGATAGAGACCAAATAAATACAAGAAATCCCCAAAATACTGATACTAGCATTTCTTGAGAAAAAAATTGATATTTATCAACAAATGGTTTTAGAAAAAATATTAATATTTATTTGAAATGAGTGAACAAATCAAGCTATCTCAAGAAGAATTAAATTCTATTAAGCAGTTACAACAACAACAAGAAAACTTAATAACTAAGTTTGGTAAATTAGAATACCAAATTCAATTATTAGAGTTACAAAAAGATCAATTAGTGAAAGCTATTGATGAGTTGCAACAAGATGAAAATAAAATTGGAAAAGGATTAACACAAAAATATGGGAACGGCACCGTTAATTTAGATTCGGGAACGTTTACAAAAACTGAGTAAAAAATTAATACAACAATAAAATGGCAGAACAAATAGTATCACCTGGAGTCTTTACAAGAGAAAACGACCAGTCATTTATCACCCAGCAGCCCGTAACATTAGGAGCTGCTATCTTGGGCCCCACAGTTAAAGGACCAGTAGAGGTACCAACTGTAGTTACTTCTTATAGTGAGTTTAAAAATAAATTTGGAACTACTTTTATAAGTGAAAGCCAAACTTATTCATTCCTCACTTCAATTTCGGCCTATAACTATTTCCAAAATGGAGGCGAATCATTACTTGTAACTAGGGTTCAATCAGGTAGCTGGACTTCAGCTACATCAACTGATATCCAAACCTCAGGAATTGATAGTGGAACTGTTTCCACAGCAGTAAATGCTCTATCTTCTTCCACTGCTACAGTTACAGGATCCGCAGGTACTTATACGGTTACCGGTTCTGTATTAGGAGGTACAGGTACTGCTGGAACAGGATTTACCGCTAGTGTTGTTTTAGCATCACCTGGTAATGTACTTACCTCTATTACTGTAAACGAAGGATCCTTATTATTTGGTGTTGGTAATACTATTACAATCGCATCATCATCTTTAGGATATAGTGGTGCTCCTGCAGGAACCAACACGGTAATTACATTAAAAGCAGATGATTTAGTTAATGTTCCCGCAATTACTTTAAAAACTATCTCTGAAGGTATTATCCAAAATAGTAGTGGTACTGAAGATGCAAACGGCGCATTAACAAACGGCACCTCAGACAACGTAAGATGGGAAGTTACTAATTCAGACACTACTAAAGGAACATTTACTCTTAATATTAGAAGAGGTGACGACCTTACAAATGAAAAAGTAATTTTAGAAACATTTGCAAACGTTTCTCTAGATCCTGAACAGGACAATTACGTTGGTAAAGCAATAGGTGATTCTTTCCAAACTCTTAAAACAGATGGTACTGTTAGCTACCTTGAAGAAACTGGAGAATACCCCAATGTTAGTAAGTACGTCTTCGTTTCAGCCGTAAATAAACCAACAGCAGGTTACTTTGATAATAACGGTACCGCTAAAAACGAATTTACAGCTTCAATCCCACAAGTGGGATCCGGATCATTTGCTTCGGGTACTGGAACTATTTTAACTGGTACTGGTAAGTATTTTGATAAGATTACAAGTGCCGACTCTCAGGGTCTTGTTGGAGAAAATTATGATACTGCTATTAGCTTATTAAATAATAAAGATGAATACCAATATAACGTAATCTCAGCTCCGGGATTAATTCATACTCTTGCAAATCACACTTCTGCTTTAAATACTTTAATTACAAATACACAAAATAGAGGAGATGCTATTACAGTGTTAGATATTGAAGATTATGGTGCTACAGTAAGTGCTGCCGTAACTGCAGCACAGTCATTGAATTCATCATATGCCGCGGCTTATTGGCCTTGGGTACAAATCCAAAACCCAGACACTGGTAAATTAAATTTTGTACCTGCTTCAACATTAATCCCGGGTGTTTATGCCTTTAACGATGCTGCTGCTGAGCCATGGTTTGCTCCAGCAGGTATTAACAGAGGTGGTTTAGATACAGTAATTAGACCAGAAAGAAAGCTAACTAAGAGCAATAGAGATACTTTATACGAAGCTAATGTAAACCCAATTGCCAGCTTCCCGGCAAACGGAACTGTAGTATTTGGTCAAAAGACATTACAAAAGAAAGCATCTGCGCTTGATCGTGTAAATGTTAGAAGGTTATTAATTGCTCTTAAGAGTTTTATTGGACAAACAGCTAATAACTTAGTATTTGAACAAAACTCCGCAGCTACTAGAAATAGCTTCTTAGCATCGGTTAACCCATACCTCGAAAGTGTACAACAAAGACAAGGTGTTTATGCCTTTAAGGTAGTAATGGATGATACGAATAACACTCCAGATGTAGTAGACAGAAACCAATTAGTGGGTCAGATTTTCTTACAACCAACAAGAACAGCTGAATTCATTATTTTAGATTTCAACGTATTACCAACAGGAGCTGAATTCTCATCATAATAAAAATAGAAATTGTAATATTTATTAATAAAAACAACAATGGCAGTATTAGATCCAAACGAAGTATTCTTCACCCCATTTGAACCAAAACAACAAAATAGATTTGTTTTGTATGTAGATGGGTTCCCCGCTTACCTTATCAAAGGATTAGGAGCGATAACAGTCTCTCAGGGCACAGTTAATTTAAACCACATTAATATCCAAAGAAACCTTAAAGGTAAAACTACTTGGGGTACTATCTCAATGACATTATTTGATGCTATTACGCCTTCTGGGGCACAAGCAACAATGGAATGGGTTAGATTACACCATGAGTCAGTTACAGGTAGAGACGGCTATTCAGATTTTTATAAAAAAGATCTAACAGTTAATGTCTTAGGTCCTGTAGGGGATGTTGTTTCTGAATGGATTATTAAGGGTGCCTTTATTACCGAAGCTTCGTTTGGTGAATATAATTATGATAATGAAGGTGCTGTTGAAATTTCTATGACAGTACAACCTGATTACTGCGTATTGAACTTCTAATACAAGTCCAAAAACAAATATAAAAAGAAAGGCGTACTTATGTACGCCTTCTTTGTTTTTTATATATTTATATCAAACAAATAAAGTTATTAACAATGAGTGAATTTAATTTACCTACCGAAGTGGTAGAATTACCTTCAAAAGGTTTAGTATATCCTGAAGGTCATCCCTTAAGAGAAGGGAAAATTGAGATTAAGTATATGACCGCTAAAGAGGAAGATATACTTACAAACCAAGCTTATATAGAAAAAGGTACAGTATTAGACGAACTCTTAAAATCAGTAATTGTTAGTAAAATTAACGTTAAAGATTTAATTGTAGGAGATAAAAATGCTGCACTAATTGCTACTCGAGTTTTAGGATACGGTAAAGATTATTCATTTTCATACTTAGGAGATAAGCATGATATTGATCTTTCTACATTAGAAAATAAAGAATTCGATGAAACTCAATTAACTGAAGGTAATAAGTTTTTTTATACTTTACCTCATAGTAATATAGATGTTACATTTAAAATCCTAGATGGTTATGACGAAACTAAAATAGAAAAAGAGATTCAAGGATTAAAAAAGTTAAACAAAAATGCTTCCCCCGAACTCTCTACTAGATTAAAATACATTATCACTTCAGTAAATGGAGATAATGAATCAAAAACAGTTCGTAACTTTGTAGAAAATGGATTGCTAGCTCGTGATTCAAGAGCATTAAGAAACCATCTTAAAAAAGTCCAACCGGATGTAGATTTAACCTACACCACAGATAGTAACGAGGAGATTACTATTCCAATTGGACTTAGCTTTTTTTGGCCTGACTTCTGACGCCATCCCCCTAGTTAGGCGCAATTTATTTAAGCAGATCCATGAAATAGTATTCCATGGTAAAGGGGGATATTCTTGGAATGATGTGTATAATATGCCTGTTTGGTTAAGACGATTTACTTTTAAGGAAATTCAAGAATTTTACGAAGAAGAAAAAGCCCAATATGATAAGGCTACTTCTAAAGGTACTAGTACCCTCATAGACTCTTCAGGAAAAGTTAACAAATCACAATTTGCTAATGTTTCTCCAAAAAAGTCCTCATTTAAAACATCGCCATAATAAAAATAAATTTTTTGAATATTTATTAGTATGGCTACCCCCCAAGAAATCCAAAGACTATTAAATGACATTCAAAAACAGTATGATCGTTTAGGGAAAATAAACCCGTTTAAGGATTTCGATCCCTCCAAAATATCGGATGCACGCGCTGCTACTCAACAATTAGAAGCTGGTCTTAGAGATGTTAATCGTAGAATAAACGATTTAAATAATGATATGGATGGGGTTGTATCTGCGTTCCAATCAACAGTAGATGAAATAAAAAAACAAAATTCGGCTTTAGGAAACTCTACTAAAGCTTTAAGTGGTCTTCAAAGTATTGCTCAAAAACTATTATATGACCAACAAGGCATATCTAAATTAAATACCAAACAACTTACTTCTCTTAAGGAACAAGCAAAACAGAAAAAATCAGATTTAGCATCTAGTAAAATTGCTTTAGAAAGGGAAATTCAAAAACTTCGACTCGAGGAGGCTAGCCAGGATGCTATTGATCAAAGAGTTATGGCCTTACAAGCGGTAAATGGTCAATTAGAAGATGAAGCAGGTAATTTACAATTTATAAATGACAGGCTTCAACAAAGATTAACCCAAGAGGAACAAATAACAAAATATTTGGGGTTAGGAGGAGCTATAATAGGCTCTACAAAAGGAGCTTTAGATAAATTAGGAATGTCGGGTCTTGCCGATAAACTAGGTTTTGATGAGGCCTCTCAAAAAATGAGAGAAGTTAGTGAAGGGATTATAGGACTTGATAATGAGCTAGTAGCATTAAATAAAAACAACCTCTCAGCAGCTCAGATTAGAGCAGGTTTTGGAGGAAAAGAACTTAAAAACCTACAGGAAAGAAGAGATGCTTTAGAAGGAATGGGAGGTAAAGTAGAAGTTTTAACAGCTGGGTTTAAATCCATGGGTTCCTCTTTATTAAAAAATCTTAAAGACCCCCTATCTGCTGGGTTATTTATTGTTACTCAATTAGTACAAGCCCTATCTTCAGTAGATAAAATGACAGGAGATGTAGCTAAGAATTTAGGTATGAGTTATAAAGAAGCCAATAATATGGTTTCGGATATGACTGATATAGCTAATCTTTCGGGGGATGCTCATGTTAGTACTGAAGGTTTAGTTCAATCACAATTAGCATTAAGTAAAGCTTTAGGAACTAATTCCCAAATTAGTGGAGAATTACTTACAGATTTTACTAAGTTAACGGAACAAGCAGGATTTAGTGCAGAAGCCATGACTAATCTTAGCATGATCTCCCAGGGTACAGGTAAATCATTACAAGACAATACAGCAGAATTATTGGGTCAAGCTAAGGCCTTTAATATTAATAATGGTTTAGCTTTAAATGAAAAAGAATTAGTTGAAGCAGTGGCTAATACAAGTGCTGCAACAGTTTTAACTCTTGGTAAATCATCTAAAGCATTAATAGAAAACGCAGCTGCTGCAAAGCAATTTGGTGTTAATCTTCAACAAGCTGAAAACATCGCGGGCAGTTTATTAGACTTTCAATCTTCTATTGAGAGTGAAATGGAAGCGGAATTATTAACAGGTAAACAACTTAATTTAGAACAAGCAAGAATGCTTGCTTTAAAAGGAGAAACAGGTAAAGCAGCAGCCGAAGTACTTAAACAAGTAGGGGGTTCTGCTGAATTTTCTGAAATGAATGTTATAGCCCAAGAAGCATTAGCTAAATCTATGGGTATGACACGTGATGAATTAGCTAAATCTTTAATTGAAAGAGAAGCATTAGCAAAAATAGGAATGGCAGATATGAGTGCTCAAGATGCCTATAATAAACTTAAAAAAGAAGGATTATCTGACGACCAAATTGCTAAAAAATTAGGTAATGAACAGTTAGCTAATCAACTTAAATCAGAATCCGCTCAAGAAAGATTTGCAGCAATTACAGCTAAACTTCAAGATTTATTTGTAGGAATAGCAGAACCTATTTTAGCTATAGTTGATCCCTTACTTAATTTAGTTACATCTGTATTACCCGCAATAAATCTTCTATTAATTCCCATTAAAACTACATTTGATGGTATTAGTAAAATATTAACAGGTGATTTTGGAAGTCTTTCTGCAATGCAAGCGGTATTAGGAGGGATAGCCGTTACTTTAGGTACTATAGTAGGATTAGGTAAAATCCAAGAAGCCCTAGACTCAGGTGCTATAAAAAGTAAAGCAGAGTATTTATCAATGTTAGGATTACAAGGCACATATGAAACTTTTTCAAATGCTAGAGCTGCAGGAAAAAGTGTAATTGAAGCCTCAATATTAGCCATAAAAGAAAGTCAATTAGCTACTACAATAGCAGATCTCGGTACATCACTACAAAATTCTGCTTTAAAAGCAAAAGAACTTGTAACTGAAACTATTTTAGGGGGATTAATGAAATCTAGATTGGGACAGTTTATAGCTATGTCTGCTATAAAAACAAAAGATTTTATATTAGATAAAGCAAGTTTAGCTTTGACACTAGCTCAAAATGCTGCTGCTTTAGTATATAATGGTATATTAGCAGTTGCAAACGCTATTAAACTTGGAGGATTATTACCCCTAGTTGCTTCCATGGCAATGACTGCATTCTCTTCTTTAGCAGCTATCCCATTTATAGGTCCTATATTAGGTATAGCAGGCGCTGCTGCCGCATTAGCTTTAGGTTATGGATTTTATTCTAAAGCACAAAGTGCAGGTGATATGTATTCCCCCGCAGATGGTAAAACCCAAGTTTCTACTAAAGAAGGAGGATTATTCGAACTATCTAAAAATGATGATCTTGTAGCAGCCCCAGGAGCCGCAAATGCTTTATCCAATAACGGTGAAGGTGGTGCTTCTCCTTCAGGAGGAATTAACATAGCACCTTTAGTAGCTCAAATGTCTCAAATGAATGCTACTTTAAATGCTATTTTATCTAAAGAAGGCACGGTTACATTAGACGGTACAAAAGTAGGTACAGCTTTAACAGTGGCTAGTTCAAAGTTACAATAATTTTTAATATTTATAAATAAAAACCATGGCATTACTAGACAAATTTAACCAAAACACTTCTACATTATCTGGTCCAAAATCACCCTCAGCTCCTGTAGGTGCTACAGATTCATCTAAATTACATGATCGATACTCTTTAAGTGGGTCTCCTAAATTAAAAAATAAACCTAATCCTTCTACATTAGATTTAAATGGAGGTAAACCTAATGGATCTTTAAATGATCCTCAGTATGGGACATTAAATAGTACCTTTAAAAAAGGAACATACAAAGATAATTTACCTGAGGGATCTTCATTTTAATAGATGCCCTTAATAGACCTTAAAACAGACCTCAAGTCTTTAAAGTATGGACTTGATAGACGTGGTTTAGGAAGTAGTAAAGAACCTTTTATTACTAAAGCTATACCCGAAGGGGAAACTCCTGGAGCTTCTTTAGATGTGTTATTAAGGCAAGGCTCGATAGTATCTAGTGCAAACGATACCTCTAGATTATTTCAATTATTTACTACTACTAGAGGCTTATCTTTTATAGCTACACAAAATATACTATCAAGAGGATCAGTTAAAACAGAAGCAACTACAGGCCCCGCTTATAAGGGGGGTAATATTAATCAAGGGATTTATTTACCTACTTCCACTTTAGCCCAAGCTGCAATTGGATTTACTGGAACTCATTTAAATTTAATGGGATTAGACCCTTCTTCACCAGCCGCGGGTATTGTTGAAGGGGGATTATTTCCTGGAGGGGGGTTAATTAGATATGAACAAGCTGCATTTAGTTTTAACCAGGAAGGTTTAAATAGGCTAGTTAAGCTTAAAGAAGATAAAATTGATTTAAACCCTAATGATACTGAATTATTATCTTATGATGGGGGTCCTGGATCTATATTAGGAATAGGTAAAACACGAATTAGCCGAACTTCAAACACCACAGGAATTAACCCCTATGGTAATCCTGATGGGGGGTTTAAATCAGTTTCTTTTAGTAAAGTAAATAATTCAAAATCTAATTTAGATTTAGGCAATTCATTAGGTGCCTCTTATGATTATTTTACTTATTCCGAAATTAGTGGATTAGAAGTCCCTGACCCGGATGCTGAAATTTTAGGTGTTAATCCCGTGGATGGTACTCAATTAAATCGTTTTGGCCCCCAAGATGGTAATAAAACTTTAAGTACTTTAGAAGATAGTGATACTCTTATTACATCTGCTAAAAATGTATCTGAAACAAAAGTTTCTACAGCTAAAACTTATTTTAACGACAACTCCCCCTCAGGTTCTATATCTGATATAACTTATGGTGCCGGAAGTGATAGTTCTATAGATAATAAGAGCACAACAACAGATGCTCTTAACAATTCTAAAACAAGAGAATCTCAAGCAAAAACTTACTTTAACGAGAATTCACCAAAGGGAACTATATCTGATGTAACTCATGGTGTTGTGGCTGACAATAGTGTAGTAACACTTAAATCCGCGTATACTAAAGGTACAAATGCATCAATAAAACAAAAAGGATCATCAAACCCGGATTATAAAACTACAAGTTATGAGGCGGGAGATGACATTGAAGGAGACAAATTTAATAAAGCTAAGACTAAATCTTTAAATACTTCTGTAGCTAACACTAAACCAGATAACGATCAATTATTTAAATTTTATTTAAACTTTATTGACCCCGATACTCCAGGAGCTAATAATTACTTATATTGGCAAGCTTATATAGAAAACTTTAATGATCAAATTGGAGCTGAGTATGATTCATACAATTATGTAGGGAGAGGGTATCCTTTGTTCAAATACAAAGGGTTTAGTAGAAAAGTAGGTTTAGACTTTACTATTGTAGCTAACTCCTCAGAGGAAATTATTCCTATTTATCAAAAATTAAATACTCTTATACAAAGATTAGCTCCTAATTATAGTAGTGAAGGTTATTTACGTGGAAGTTTTGTTAAATTAACATTTGGAGATTATTTTAATAATGTCCCATGTATTTTAGATGGTTTTAGCATATCCCCAATATTTGACGCAGGTTTTGACATTAAAGATGGGCAACAATTAGCAAAAGCAGTTAAAGTAAGTGGTTTTAACTTTACCCCAATTGCAGACAATAATAATAAATTAATTGATAACACCTCAAATTTTATCTCAGTTTAAAGCTCTAGTATTATATGAACCGTTATAATAACATACCTATTCTTAAAGATTTTACAGGAACTAGATATTATGCTAGTGCCAAATACCCTGAAATTCCTTTTAGAAACAGTGACATATACGTTATATCACAAAAAGGGGATAGATATGATTCATTAGCATACCATTACTATAAAGATTCTACTTTATGGTGGATCATCCCTGCAGCAAACCCAAGATTTAAACCTAATAGTCTGTTTCCTGTTTTAGGACAACAAATAAGAATACCAACTGATATTGCAAATATTATTTCTGCTTACAATCTTTTAAATAAATAAGTTATGGGAAAAATAATAGGAGAAAGTTTTGATCCATATGTAAATGCCCAAGTAAACATACGCCAAAGTAAATTAGGTCAAACTAATAGAGACAATGAATTACTTACATATCTTACATCTAAAACAGCCTGGATAAGATTAGCATCCTCGGTTGATATTCTTAGTAATTTGGATATTGATAAAGTAGCGGAATTAGGAATTAGCTATACAGAAATAGGATCAAATTTAGCTAAAAATAATATATTACAAGGAGGTAATAAAAGAAGCACAGATAGTAATTCGCCAAGAGGAGGAATAATAAATAACTACGGAACCGACCCAACCCAAGCCTATGGATTTAATTCTACATCTGAATTTGGTTTAATCCCTCCCCCCTCAGTAGAATCATTTGAAATTACTCCTAAAAATAATGGATCTTTATCTCAAGCTAAAATTAAATTAAAATGTTTTAGTAAACAACAATTTAAAATTATTGAAGCTCTTTATTTAAGATTAGGGTATCATTTACTTTTGGAATGGGGTCATTCACTTTATTATGATAATGATGGGAGTTTAGTCTCTAATCCTATTTACACAAATTCAGTTGATACCTTTTTTAATGCTGATAGTATAACAAAGGTTATGGATGCTATAAAATCTACTAGAGAAAGTTCACATGGTAATTATGATGCTTTGGTAGGAAGAGTAACTAATTTTGATTGGTCAGTTAGTCCTGATGGTCAATATGATATAGAATTATCTGTTACTTCTACTGGAGATGTAATTGAATCCCTAGCTATATCTACACCCCTCCCTTTTAAAGGAAAAGAAGACTCGGCGAGTGCCGGAGACGATGATGAAGAACAAAAATCATCTGCTATTGATAAAACTCCTCTAGGAAGGATGTTAAAATATCTTCGTTTGGTATTAAACTGGCCTCTATTATTAGGTCCTGCTTTTATGGATGAATTTGGTTCTAAAAGTGTTTATGGTCTTTCTACAACGGCTGTTAAATACAAAGAAGCATTAACTAATAATAAAATCCAAAAACTTTCAGCTTTTAATGGCATTACTCCTTTTGATAGTGACACAGCACAAACCCCTGTAAATAATAAAACCCCTTATGCTGAAAATGAAGTTGTGTTTATTAATGGAGAAGGTGTATCTAGTGATTATGATTATTATTTTATAAAATTTGGTGCCCTTTTAAGAATAGTACAAAATTTTCTTCTTATATACAATAAAACCCCAGGAAGTGATAAACCTATAGAACCTATAACTCATATAGATTATGATTTTGGTGATAACCAAGCGTATTTACCCGCCCCCATATTTTCAGCTGATCCTAGAATTTGTGTAATTCCCTCAAAATCAAAAGGTGATTACAAAGCATTTTGGCTAACTCGCACTAAAACTCGAGATTTTACAACTTTGAATAATTTATTAGGAATGGATTTTTTTGATCCTAATAATGAATTTGCTTGTAACTTTATGCACACTCAGTTAAACATGGAATTTGTTAGACAATGTTTAAAGGATAGTTTAACTGGTGAAAATGAAATTAAACTTTTAGATTTTTTAACTAAAATATGCGAAGGTATTAATTCAAGTTTAAGTAATTACTTACAATTAGAACCTTTTCATGATAAAGATACTAATGTATTACATATTGTAAATAAAGGTAACTCCGACAAATTACTAAATAATCCTCCCCCAATAACTAAATTTAGGGTGGGTTTGTTTCCTAATGGACAAAGTAGTTTTGTAAAAGATGTTTCTATTAACTCAACAATTCCACCTAACTTTGCTACCCAGATAGCGATTGGTGCACAAGCTAATGACTCACAACTTTCATCAGCTTCTACTCCTTTTTCAAAATGGAATGCTGGATTAGAAGATAGGATTTTTAAAGAAAAGAAAACTACAGCTAACTCAGAAGAAAAGGATGCTGCGGAAAAAGTCCAATCAGCAAACCAAAAAGAAAAATTTATAGACTTACAAGAATCCGTAGCTGAAGCTATTTATTATTATAATGATTTTGACCTTGATGAAGATTTGTGGGACTTAGAAATAGCAATTAAAGATTTCTTTAAAATAGAACTTAATAAAGCTGAAAAAGAAGAAAAAGCTTCAACTCCTATAATAATCCCCATATCTTTAAGTTTAACAGCAGATGGTATTTCTGGGATTAAAATATTCCAAAAATATACTATAACTGAGGATTTTCTTCCTGAAAATTATCAAAACGCAGTTGAATTTATAGTAAAAGGGGTAACCCACACTATAGATAATGGTGGGTGGGTTACTAAAATAGAAGGACAATGCATTCCCAAAGTTAATGCTAATAAATTTCAACAATCTAGCTCTAAATCTACAGGAGTCACAGCAGGATCTACTGCGGTTGCTAATCAGGCCCAACGAGGAGGTTCTTCTTCTAACTCTTCATCAACCTCACCAGTATCATCATCGGGTTCAACACCAAATGCTGATGCTCTTCGTTTAGTATTAAATAAACTAGGCTATAAAGAAAAAGGTGAAGAAATTTCAAATGGAGGTGACATTAGTAAAGAACTAGCTGATTATACTATTGCAGTGTTAACTGAAATAAAATCTCAATATCCCAATATTAAAATTAGAGTAACTGGGGGTAATGATAAGTATCACCAAAAACTTAACTATAATTCATCTCATAAAACAGGAAAGGGAATGGATTTTGTTATTTCTCCCTCAGATTCTAAAACAGTAGATAATATAGATTTACTACTTCAAGGATTTGCTGCAGGTAATAGAAACCCAGCAGTATCATTTATTAATGAATATGAAAGCCCTACTAAAGCTGCTACCTCTAAACATTTCCATATAAGAATAGGTAGAGATAGATCAGGATTTGATAAAATTCAAAATGCATATGCACTAGCAGATAAAGGTCAATTAACTACCTATCCTATAGCTTAAAACCATGGCTTATATCCCTAAAAATAGAATCCAATCCAACCTATATACCGCAGGAGGTGAATATTATATCCCAGGATCTAACCCAGATTATGTGGGTTATTACTATAAATTATATACGGGAAAAGTATATACAGGGAAAACTCCAAATGATAGACCCAATTTAGAATTAATTCCTATTGAACTTTATAATCTTCCTGAAGAAAATAATATTAGAAGAGTAGAAATTGTAAATAACTATGAAAACCTGATCTACTCAGAACTGAAAGAACCTAATACTTCTATTTCAGTATATCCTCCTCAATTAGAATTTCCTCAACCTACGAAAGATAATTATAAATTAGGTGAATTCCAAAGATTTTTTTGTAAAAAAAGAAATGAATTTTCCTACTTAGAAATTTCTAAAGATAGTTATGATAAGCTTGTTCAACAAGATCCTACTATTTATTTTCTTAATTGGGAACCCTTTAGCATACCATGGACTTTAACTGGAGAAAGAAAAAAAGTGTATAATATTAATCAAAACATAACTTTATTAGAAGAAAAAAATAAAAAATTTTATGGCTTTGGCAATTATCTTCAAAAGGAATATTTAAAATATTATAAATCCTAAATATTTATAACGAAGAACAGCTAGTTAATGTCACAAAAATTTATAATAGATAAAGACCCAGGGAATTTCTGTATTCCTTATATAGTGGCTAGTCCCTCTATTACTCCTGCTAGTGGTCGTCTAAGTTTTTATAACAATGACGTACAATCTTCAACCCAAGTTAGCATTAGTAAAACTAATTTTTCTAATAAAAATATAACACCGTATTTAACAGGAAGTAACAAGGGTAACTTAACAATTTCATCAAAGGATTTCCCAACTTCTTATGTTATTTTTCCTTATACAGAAGTTACAGAGGGAACAGATCATATAAATTTCTTTTTCCCTACAGGATCTCCTGTAGCATCAGCATTTTCTTCCCCTATCCCCTTTACTAGAGGTGAAATAGTTTGTATTAGTTTAGATTACAATGATGGCACTGGAGGAGGAGATGTGGATATTCAAGGAGGAACAGATATTTCGGTAACAGGTGAAGGTTCTACCTCAGATCCCTATATAGTTTCTTATACAGGAACTAGTGGAACAGGAGGAACTGCGGGTACTTCGGGTACTTCGGGTACTTCGGGTATTTCGGGTACTTCGGGTACATCAGGTACTTCAGGATCATCGGGTACATCAGGTTCTTCAGGTACCTCGGGTTCATCAGGTACTAGTGGCTCTTCAGGTACATCAGGCTCATCCGGTACTTCAGGCTCATCCGGTACTTCAGGTTCATCAGGTACTAGTGGCTCTTCAGGTACATCAGGCTCATCCGGTACTTCAGGTTCATCAGGTACTAGTGGCTCTTCAGGCTCTTCAGGCACTTCAGGCTCATCAGGTACTTCAGGCTCATCCGGTACTTCAGGTTCATCAGGTACTAGTGGCTCTTCAGGTTCTTCAGGAACATCAGGCTCATCAGGTACTTCAGGATCTTCAGGTACATCAGGATCTTCAGGTACCTCAGGATCTTCAGGTACTTCAGGCGACTCAGGCTCATCTGGTACTTCAGGCTCATCAGGTACATCAGGATCTTCAGGTACATCAGGTTCCTCGGGTACATCAGGCAACTCAGGCTCCTCAGGTACCTCAGGTACTTCAGGTACATCTGGGGTTTCAGGAAAACCAGGTAGTGAAGGTTCCTCAGGTACTAGTGGCTCTTCAGGTACATCAGGTTCAAGCGGTACTTCGGGATCATCAGGTACTTCGGGATCTTCAGGTACATCAGGTTCAAGCGGTACTTCAGGATCATCAGGTACTTCGGGATCATCAGGTACATCAGGATCTTCAGGTACATCAGGCGACTCAGGTTCTTCAGGTACTTCGGGATCATCAGGTA